ATGTTTATTTTTAATATTAAAAATATAAGAGAAGATAAAAATATTAGCATAAATAGATTAAATAAATTGACTGGCATTTCTAGGGCATATTTATTCGATTTAGAAAACAATAGAAAATTTAATCCAACTTTGGCAATGTTAGAAAAAATAGCTGAAGCATTAGATGTTAATATAAAAGAATTGTTTTATTCTATTAGAGATGTAGAGGATTTGAAAGAAGAAATGTATCAAAAAATTGATGAATATGGAATTGATTCAAAAGAAGTCCTTGAGTTGTCACAGATTATTGACTTGCTTTTAAATGTAAACGGGACGTTCAAATAAAAAATGAACCCTCCTTGTTAAACTTTTTTGTCTAACAATTTGGGTTCACTTCATTGCTAGTCTTTTTATAAACAATATTTATTTACTAATTCTATTATTTCTTCATTTGTTAAAACTCTTTTATCATCTTTTTTATAATATATAGATAATAAATATGCATTTAAATCTTCCTTTATTGCATAATATATCATTCTATATCCATTTGATTTGCCCATTCTTGTATCCGTATTTGCAATTCTAACTTTTATAATCTTGTTGTTTTCATCGTTTAAGTGTAATCCGAGGTATTTCATTTCCAACTAAATTTCCAGTAACCAAATCTTTGACTACTGTACCTATATCTTCATCTATATGTTTAAATCTTTTTTTGGATTCATAATATTCTATATCTTCTTTAAATTTTTCAGTTGGAATTATCGTATACACACCACATTACCCCTTATTATGTTTCTTTTTTAGGTACTCATCCCATGTATCTAAATGTATTTTCCCTTCTTTATGTAGTTTTACTTCTTTTAAACTTTCTTCAAGAGATTCATATACGCTACAATATCTCTTCGGTGCTTTTTCTTTTGTGAATTTGCCTGTTAAACGAGCTATTGCCTCCATATTCACTCCTCCTATCTTTCTCATAAGTACACTTCCTTCCTTAGTAGTTATTTTAGCATATACTAAAGAAAAAATATGTCATATTCTGTTATGTAACAGAATATTTATACGAGAAATATATACAAAACTTTACAAAATGTAAATAAATATAACAAAATTGTAATTAATATAACAAATTGTAATATTTTTGCAACAAAATTGTAACATTTTTGTATTTATCTGTCAATATTATACCATAATTTTCCTATAAAATCAAGTTTTACATAAAATAACATTTTCATTCAAAATGTCTAAAAATCGACGCGTCACAATCGTTTTTAAGCCTTTTTTATTTTTGATTAGAGTAATTATATTACCTCAAAATGGCAAAAAAAAATAGCTAGACAACTTAATGTCTAGCCTTTTTCTATATTAATCTATTAACTGTATTTATTCCTACAATTCCATCAACATCTATGTCACAATTTGCTTGGAACTCCTTTACTTTTTTCTCGCTTTCGTCTCCATATCTACCGTCTACTCCAAATTCATTTAGACTATATCCTTTTGCGATTAGTCTTTCTTGAACCCATTTTGCAAATTCTCCTACAGTAAAGTTTCTTACCATGTTGTTGTTTACTGCTTTTGTTGTTAATGGTCCTATTATTCCATCTACATCTAAGCCACAATTGTAATCTTTATTTAACGCTTTCTGTAAGGATTTTACTATTTCTTCTTTTGAATTATTTGGAGAACTAACTTTGCCACTCCTTATTTCGTCCATTGGGAAATTATTCCCTGGACATTCTGAGTTGTCTATATCTCTATGCCCTACTACTTTAGATATATTATACTTTTCTTTTAAATATGCTATTAATTCTTGCCCTGCTTTTAATTGAGGTTGTCCCATTTCTTCCCTTGAAAAGTTTCCTTCAAAACAAATACCTATTGAATTGTAGTTTGCTCCTACTGCATGTGCACCTACTGTATTCTCTGGACGTCCTCTATATATAGAACCATCTTTTCTAACATAAAAATGATACCCAATTCCTGCCCAACCTTTTGTATTTTTATGATAATTATGTATTACTTCTACACTTTGTAAAACAGTTACTCCACTGTGATGACACACGATTTGCTCTGTTGTATTTCTTATGTCCATTGTACCAAACTTAAAATTATTTTCTATTATTTTCATTATTTTCCCTCCTTGTATATTAAATTTTTAAACATTTCGTATAGACCTGTAGAAGCTAGTCCACTAAACATTCCTGTTAGTATTACTTCTGCATTTATCCCATTTAGGTTCATTAATACATTAATTGCTAAACCTAATATTAGCATGATTAATGGTATGTACTTGTTTGGTATAAAATCAAGACTATTTTTTATAACAAAACCTACACAAAGGCATATTCCAACAACTACTATACTTAAATATTGTGTTAATACTGATAAATCCATTTATCTTTCCCTCCTTTCATTTTCTAAAATTGATATTCTTGTTTCATGATTATTAAGCTGATTATGTATCTTGGTTCTATCTTCTTGACCTTTTTGCATTTGGTCCGATAAAACCTGAATTGTAACATTTAATTTTGTTATTGTATTGTTGAGTTTTACAATTACAGTAAAAATAGGAATCATCGTCGTAATAAAACCTAGAAATAACATTATTATATTATCTTGCATCTTCTCACCTCCACTATCTTTTAAATTCTCAAAAAGTCTCTTCTTATTGCGTAGTTGTTCCTTCATGACCTCGCCATGCTGACCACGTTGAACCATTATTGGTTGAAAATCTCATATAAGTAAAATAAGAAATTACCTCTTGACCCTGCACTGAGATTTTGTAAGATAGATGAAGTTCTTGCATTATATACATTCCTGCATTTTTAACTTCTAATAATATATCGAAAAAAGGAAAACCGTCAGCATGATCAAACGGGTAGTTTCTCGATTTCAAAAAATTAGTTGCTGTTGATTGAGCATATATTCCATTTATTTTTTTTGAGTTTAAGTCATCCGTACCTAGCTCTCCAGAAGAAGATAAATTATCCCATTGAGCCGTACCATCACTTTTCCATTTCAACACTTGACCACTGCTTCCACCGCTAGGAACGTGTTTATTTCCACTCGTGTTAGGGTGGATATATTTATTGGCTTGTGCTTCTACTCCTGCTAATTTTGCCTTTTCTGTTGTCGTATAATCATTGCTTGATAATCCTTTTCCTGTTTCTACTCCTTGTATGCCTAAGTCTGCTAAAGACTTATTTCCTTGCAGTGTAATGCCTGCAATTTGTGGTTTATTGGATAAAACCTCGTAATCGTTTGCTGATGTTTCTCCACTGCTACCTAATTGTGCATTAATTGTTCCGTCTGCATCTATTGTTATATTAGACCCTGCTTTTACCCCACCAAGACTTGCGCTTGTTGGAGCAGGCAAAACATAATTATTTAAGCCGTCTAATTTATTTTTAAGTTCTGTTGTAAAAGCTTCTTGTGTCTGATCTAAAATACTTTTATTGGCGTGCTCGTGTAAATCTTCTTTTTTAGCATATATTTCGTTCATTTCTTCGTTTGTATAGTATTTTATTTTTAATTTTCCTGTGCAGCTTATGTTATTTGTACCTTTATACAAAATCATATTCTTAATCTTCTCCCACGCTTCTTTTTGGTCTTCTGTATAAGGTATTATTTCCTCTTCGGCTAGTTCGTATTCTACTGTAATAGGGTTATTTGATAGCCAAGTTCTTAACTCTGCAACCGTGCTTGCCCTGCTAGTATTTATTCTTAACCTTATATAATTATCTATAACACTTTGAATGGCTTCTTCATCAGTATTCCAAGTGGCTCGATTTATAAATTTATCACAAATTAATATGCTCGCCTTTTTCATATCACTTTTAGCTATAGCGAAATATGAGGTGTTTGTACCAGTTTGGCCTGCAAGCGTATACCAACCTGTTTCTGTCCCATTCAATACAACTTGATTCCTCTTAGGATGTATTCCATCATCAGCTAGATAACTACCTTTATATAGCTTCTGTCCTTCTAATAGAGAGAAGTATTCTGTTTGTGATTTGTGGGGTTCGTATCCTTTTTTTGATTCTATGCCTTTTTCTATCATTATCTTCGTCGTAAAGTTGCTATATGTTCCAGCTTTAACAATTAGTCGAATTGGAACATTTTGTTCTTTTGTTAATGTAAAGGTTGCTTTGTCCTTTATAGCATATGCTATTGAACCATTCGCACCTAAATATATATAACAATTGTTTGGTAAACTATTAGTCAAACTAATAGTATAAGTTCCCTCACTTAAATATCTTGAGCCTAAATTAACAGATGTATTTGAAGAATATGTGCCATTTATTGTTATTTCATTTCCTGCATATAGATTTTTTCCCTCGTCTTTTATCTCTATATTTCCCTCTATATTTTCTATTGGGCTTGGATAATCACGAGATGGACTTGCACCGTATGGTTCCCAAGATGTATCTGTTTCGCTAGACAACATTATACTGAAATCCGTTAATATGCACTGTCCTGTTTCTCCATTGTTATATCTATTTGCGTATAAAGCGACATTACTATCTAACATTTCTTGTGTTATTGTTTTTGAAGCATTCATTCCCCATACTAGTGACACTTCACTCAAGTAAATAAAATTATTGTATGTATTACCTAAATTTCTGCTAAACCTTAATGCCACTATGTCTCCAACCTTAAGCTTTGGACATAATTCGCTTAATTTTTTATAAGTATTAGTTATTCCATTTCCACTTGTTGCAATTGGCATTGTTATTGTTTTACCGTTATTGCTTACTCCAATATTAGTTGAAGAAGGTATTTGACTTGCATCAAAATAATTCTTCCCACTCCTCGTTGCCTGTCTGCTCTCGCCCTCTATTCTTACTTCTATTGCTGGTAAGTTCGCACTCTCTATACTTATATTCTTTCCTTCTTCTTCTTTTATTAAATCTACTAATTCGCCTTTGTCTCCTTTATCTCCCTTAAGACTTTCAAGCCATTTTTCCTCAGTTCCTTCAAAACCGTTTTTCACTGCTATTTGATATGCACTATCGCCTTTTGTTCCTTCAATTATCCTGTCAATTTTCTTTTTGTACTCATTAGTGAAATCGTTTGTTGATAGGCCTCTCCCTGAAATTTTATCAACTTTGTTATATATTTTTTCATCTATAATATCATTATTAGTATTGGCAACATCTACATCATAATTTTCTGTTTTTAGTGGTTTCTTTAAATTATAGTGTTCTGTATAATCTGACATTTATATTCCCCTCCTCCAAGTTCCATTTATATTGGCCCAAACAACTCCTTGTTTCCATATTCCATTTATATTAGTCCAAATTTTTCCTCGTTTCCATATTCCATTTATATTAGTCTTTATTGTTTTTTGATTTCCTTTCAATGTGCAGACAATACTTTTTTTATCTGTATAGTTAGAGTTGTTGTTCGTTATAACTTTAAAAGTAATAGAAACACTATTATTATTGTTATATTTTTTATATATTGAATCCAACTGTGAATCATTAAATTGTATTGTATTGTTTCCACTTACTAAATTTTGATTTAATATTTCTGTTGTATCTATTGATACTTTTAAACTAGTTGGTGAATTAGACGGATTTGTAATATTTAAATTAACATTATCCCCATGTTTAAAATCATTTATTGTATTTATTTTAGCAATTTGAAAGGTAGTCCCTGTTACATCTAAATCTGCGTCTTTATTAGTGTTTCCTGATGTATTCCTTGCTTTAAAATTGATGGTATAACTTGTATTAGGATTTAAACTATTAATCGTAAATTCTCCGCTCTTGTTATTGCTTGCGATTTGGATATATCCACTTTGGTTTGATAATTTATAATATATTTTATTTGCACTTTCGTTTAAATCATATTTGAATGTTAAACTATCTAGGCTTCTATCTTTTAATGCTAATGATGTGATTTGTGGAGTTTTTAATAGTACAGGGATATTAACTGAGGTATTCCCTGTTAGAGTTCCATATGATGGCGTCGTATAAAAACTATATGATGCTGAAACTTTTTTTCCACTTGCATTGCTAATAGTTACTCTCTTTGAAAATACTGTTGTAGTTGTATTTTCTGGTAATGTATATGAACTTGTATATTTTACTCCATCTATGTAAAAAGTTCCCTCTTGTGTATATCCTTGCCATGATTCTCCACTGGTTTTTGCAGTTACCTTGTACTCTACTACAGCTGTGTTATTGCTTGCATTTGTGCTTATTACTGAAAGATTTTGATTGGCTACAACTGCCATGTATTACACCTCCCTCTTAAAAATATTGAATATATATATCACCACTGCTTCCGCCACTTGGTATCCCTGTTCCTTTTGATATATTTTTTTGTTTATCATCTATAGCTTGTTTAAGTTTTTTACCTTGTGCAGCACTTAATGCATTTGTTGTTGATGAACTGGTTAATACATTTTCTACTACAGTCTTATTAGCACCTGATGCAATCCCGTCTAACTTATTTTTGTACTCATCTGTAAAATCATTTTTTGATGTCCTACCATTTTTGTCTTGAAATGTACCTGTAATAGTTACGTTTTCTTGATCTTTTCTTACAAGACTTTCAGTAACAGTATCTATATAATCCTGAAATCTTTGATATAACTCTTCTCCATCAACTGTGATTAGTGAGTTGACTATTCCGCAAAGTGTCTTATCTAATCTTTTGTCAACAACATCGCTAGCGTCTATATTAGAAGTACTTTTTACCGTTACTTCTGCTAAACAAATTTCATAAACATTGTCATCCCTTTGTAATGAAGCTGGGGTTGTTCCATTCCCTGTTTTTACATAAAGTTGTGTTTCTCTTACTGCTAGAGTTTTATCTAGTTTTACAATTACTCTATCAATGCGATTTCCTGATGTAGGTCTTTCTAATGTAAATGTTTTATCTTCTTCACACTCAAAATCTGCTCCTTCTATTATTCCTGCTCCTGCGTTTACTTTTATATTAAGTCCTCCTGCTGCTGAAACCTTCATCCCATTTTCTGCATAGTTTTTATATTTTCCATAGTAAACTCCGTTGCTTAAAAATTTAGCAAAATATTTTCTAAATATTTCTGCTTCATACAATCTATCTGGTTCCATTTTTCCACTTTCAGAATTTAATACATCCATTGAATCGAATGGAAAACTTTTTAATTTTATTTCTCCTGACATCTTCTTTCCTTTCTATAAAAACAAGACCTAATTTAATTTATAGGTCTTGTAATTATTCTTTTTATTTCTTCACCTAAGGTTGGTACTTTATCTCCAAAACCTAGCTCTATAGTTTTATTATTTCTTTCATATATTTCTTTTGCTTGAATTACACGTTTATCTTCATATATTCCATCACTTTCAAGTGTTACTAAATCTCCCAAAAAGAAATCTTTTTCCCATTCCATATTAGGAATTTGATATACTTTTCCTTCTATACTTTGAATTATTTTATATGTATCAAGTTTCTTTTGTCCTTCCGTTTTTAGTTCGTCTGCATCTTCTATATTATTTAGATCTATCAAAACTTCTCTTCTATCAAAACCTGTTGCAGTTCCTAAAACAGTTATAAGTCTATCCTCGTTTTCTCCTTTACCTGCTACATATCCTACATTTTTGTAATTAGAATTATCATCTGTTGTCCTTCCTTCAAGTAAATTCTTCTTTTTTTCACTAAATATAATATAAGGATGTTTTATTGTTCCTTGTAATTGTTCGTGCGTATAAGCTTGTAATTGTTCATGCGTAAAATCTTTTAAAAATTCGTGTGTATTTGGATTTTCTACTTGATTTATTGTTCTATCTGTACCTTTTAAGCTATCAAAATAAATACATTTTTCAGTTCTGCTTAAATAACCATACCAACCTAGGCCAGTGTCTTCGCTTATATGTTTTAATTCATCGTGTAGGTTTGTTAATCTTGCTTGCCATACTGTCTTGATTCCTCTATTTTGTGAAGGAGCTATCTTAATCCAAGAAATATCTCTTTCTGGTGTTCTAATATTATCGTAATAACTTTCTACTAAGTGTTTCTTCAAATAATGTTTTTGTATATTCTCTGCATAATCTTCTGGCACCCTGTCATATCCATTTGTAGCAACTATTCTTCTTTTGGTAATACCTTTTATGCAAGTTCCTGTTACTTTCATTATTTTACTATTTTTTTCGGTTGACACAACTACCTTATCAATTAGGAGAATCTTATCATCTCTCTTGTTAACTATCAGCATATTATCTTTTTTTAGTTTGTTAGTATTCGCCTTATTTTTATTAATAGTTAACTCAAATGTTCCACTTTCATAATAATTCCATATGCAAATTAAACTTTCAAAATTAGTAATAATCCCTAAAAGTTCAAAATTAGTGTTTATTATCTCTATACAATTCATATTAAATACCTACATACTTATTAGTATAGTCCTTTATTGTTACTTTATCTTTTGCTCCCTCTATATCTGAACTATACTCTATTAAGTTCTTTCCTATTATTAATTTAAAGAATGTAGAAGTCAAATCTATTTCGTTGTAAACATCTTTTGTCTCATTTGGTGTTATAAGATTAACGGTCTCTTTACCTTCCCTTGTATCTATTACTAATTTTTCTTTTTCTCCAATTTCCATATTAAGCTGTATATATTCGCCTGTAGTTTTATTTGTTATTTTTGGATTTTTAGCTGGTCCAACATATTCTATTTGGACTGGTGCTTCAACATCTCCAATATTGTCAATTTCTTTGTAAAAACTTACATTAGAAAATGTAGTTGCAAGTTTAAGAGGAAATTCTAATCCTCCTGAAACAGACTTTATATCAATGTCTTGTCCTTTTTCATCTAGCCAATAAGGATCTTGACAATAAAAAGAGATAGTTGCAGTATCATGATTGTTTTTTCTATCATTGAACTCTGCACTATCTTCAACCTTTCCATAAATTCTATATTTTCTATAATCGTTTATATAATAGATTAACAACTCTCCCCTTTTATTCGTTTGATAATTATATGTTTTAGGGTTTATTACTCTCATTATTTTACGTCTTAATTCATATAGTTTTAATCTGCTTTTGGTTCTAATTGTTACATTTAATTTGATAACTCTTGCATCTAGTAGACTGTCTTCGCTATTACAACCATCTTGATTAACACCTTGACTTTTTTGTGAAGTTGCCCCGTGGATGTCCTAGACCTTCTATATGACTTAAAAGTACATCTTCTTCTAGATTTCCTACACTATCAAATATTATACTTTCATTTAAAGCTAAATTAATTACTTCTAATTTTTGCATTCTATCACCTACATTCCTGCTAAACTAGATGCTAATTGTTCATCTATATTCCTTAATTTTCTGTATGTTTCGCTTGGCATCTCTGGATTTTGTTCAATATTATTAGTCTGGTATACATTAATTGTTTGAGTTTGAGGTTTATTAGCACCTGCTTCATATCTATACATTCCTGATGTCCATTCTTTTATTTTGTTTTCTATCCCTGCATTTATTGTGTCTTGTACCCTTTGTATCATATTTTGTATCTTATTTGTTATTCCTTCGTTAATTCCTTGAGCTAATTTTTCGCCCAATGTTTGCCCCGTAATTTCATAAGCATCTCCATAACTTTTTAGTAAACTTAGAATTTTATCTTGGTTTTGCTCCACATTTAACAGCATTTTCTCTGCTGTTTCTTGTGCTTTGTCTATTTGCTTACTATAATAATCTTCTAAATCATCTAATTGCTTATTATAAAGCTCTTTTTGTCTGTCTGTTTCATCTTCAATAGCTTGTGTTTTGTCGTCTTGTTCTTTTTGCAATAATTCCTTTTGTGCATTTAAAGCTTCTTTTTTGTCTTCTAATGTTCTGTTATTTAATGTCTTTTGATATTCAACTACCAACTTATCTAATTCTTTTTGATAATTAGCTTTTGTTGTTGCATCATGTTCATAATCTATTAATTGTTGAAGTCTGTTTTTCTTTCTTTCATACTCTGCATCTTCTTCATCTCTTGTTTTTTGTTGTTCTGCTTTATCTAATGCCTCTAATTCTCTTTCTATCGCTTCTATTTTAGCGTCATACTCTGCATTAATAGCATTAATTCGAATTTCTTTTAATTTTTCTACTTCTTCAATTTGTGCATCTATAAATGCTTTGTCTTTTTCTTGCATTTTCTCTAATTGCTTTGTAATAGCATTAGTTAGTTGAGTTACTGTATTGTCTATTTGTTCTACTCTTAAGTCTCTTTTTTGTTGTTCATAGTCACGAATAGTACTTAATTCTTCTCTGTATATTTCTTTTCTTTCATCTAATGACAATCTTTCATCTTTCATTATCTGATTTAAATAATTTTTATGCATTTGTATTATTTTATTATAATCTGCTGTTTGCTCATTAATATCATAAGCTGCACCATGCATATTTTTTTGTTTTTGAATATATGCTTCGTAATCTTCTGTTTGTTGATCTAATAAGTCTTTTTCCTTTTGTGCCAATTCTTTATTTAAATCATATATCTTTTCTCTTAATTCCATTCGTTCATCTGCTGTTTTAGCATAATTCTTTAATGCATATTGATACATACTTATTTCTTGTTGTAGGCTTATCTGATCCATTGCCTTTTTATGTTCTATTTCTTTTTTGTAATTATCTAAACGTTTATTAGAATAAGAACTGCCACCAGAACTTCTTCTAGGTGTACTTATAGATGTAGGAGTGACACTAGGTGTTGTTTCTGGTGTGTATCCTGCCATTGCTTGTAATAGAGCTAAAACAGATTGAAGTTTTGGAGCTAGTTGTTCATAAGATATTCCAATGTTTTGAGCAACTTGTTTTTGAACGCTTTCACTCTGTAAAGCAGTTTCTAGCATTGAAATATACGCGTTTATGGTGTTTTGAGAACCCTTCCATGCCTCATCTGCTTTTAACTGTTCTGCATCAATAAACCTTTGAGCTTGCTTTATTATTACACCTTCAGCATTTGCTGCCTCTGGATATGCTTTTGTTAATGCTTTGACAGCATCCTGATATTCACTAGTAGATGTCTCGCCTTTTTTTACAGTATTTAAATAATTTTGCATTTGATTAGCACTGACTTTTAATTGTGCTGCTTCTTTTTGTTTTGTTTTTGCACTTTTTATATCTAATGCCTTACTTATATTTTTAACTACATTTGCTTTTTCTAGATAGTCTGTAGTTTCTTTTAACCTACTTTTTAATTCTTCTAATGAATTTCCATAATTTTTACTATTTTTTTGTGCTTTTTCAAATGCCTTTTCAGCACTTTTTATTTCTTGTCTCAACTCGTATGCAGATTTCTTTAGTTTTATAGTTCCGTCTTCGCAATACTCTATTTCGTTTGAAAATTCTGCCCAATAACTCCCTTTAGAAAATCTTGACAATTCATTGTATTCTTTTTGTGCATTTTCTATTTTGTTATATAATTCTATTTGTTCCTCTATTGCTTTTCTATCATTTTCTAAACCTGCAATATTGCTGTCTGTATATTCATAAGTGCCTTCCTTTATCTTTTTATATTTTTCTGTAGTTTCATTTAATTTTGCTTGTGCTTCTTCATTTTCTCTTATTGCTGAACACAACATACTAATTCCAGATATTACTGTGGCTATTGTTGTTGCTATTATAAATATAGGATTCGACATCAATGCTGTAGTAAAGCCTTTTGTCGCTACTGTTGCTGCTAAAGAAGATTTTGTATATGCGTCTTTTGCTTTCTTTAAAGCAAGCATTGCTACTGTTACAGCTGTTAGAGTTACAGCAAAAGTTGTCATGCCTGTTACCGCTGTTGGATTAGCCGTTATTAACGAGTTTAATATATTTAATATTTCCGTTCCGCCTTCTAGCATTTTACTCATAACAGGTTCTAGTGCTTCTGCATATGCCGTCTGCGTTTCTCTCATTGCTTGGCTATATTGTCCTTGCTTTCCTGCTAAACTATCAAGATAACTCTCCATTGCTCCTGCAAATGGCTCTGCAGCATACATGGTTCTATTTAAATATGCTTGATTTTTTTCCGCTTCTGTTAACTTACTGGCTGTTTTTCCTATACTCTGTGCATATTCGTCTAACATAACTGACAAGTTTTTTGTTATACCCGCACTGTCTGATAAAGTTGACAAACCTTGTCTATAGCCTTCTGATGCAACTCTTACCGCTTCTGATACAGTATAATTCGCATTTCTATTTCTAATTGCCGAATTTGTTAAAGATTCTATCATTTGTTCTGTTTGTTCCGCTGTGAACCCCATTAAAGAAAAATTTTTAATAGTTGTTGCCAAATCAGCCTTTGTCATGTATGCGCCAAACTTGCTCATAATATTTCCAAAATCTTGCATACTTTGTCCAGTATATTCTGATACATTTTGTAACGAACTCATTGCTTGTGTATAAGAATTATATTCATTGACACAATCCTTTATTGCTCCTACAATTTTTCCTAATGCTATTACGGCAGTTGCAGACATTGCTAAATAACTAGCGTCTAAACTTTTATTACTATTTTCAACTTGTTTATTATTTTGTTCTATTTCTTGTAATTTTTTCTTTGCTGTCTCTAAACCCTTTTCAAGAGCTTCTGTCTTTATTTTTAAATTAATTACTAGTTGTCCTATTTGTGTTTCATTTGACATTTTTTTCACTTCCTTTTGAGGATAAAAAAACACCTACTAATAAAGTAAGTGTTCTTTGTCAATTATTCGTTCCAATAATCAACCTTCATGTTTTTAATTATATTATCTTGAATAAGTTTTTCCCCTAAATCCTTTTCTAAATCTGTAGTTAAATGATCCGTATTCACTCCTATATCGCATAATATATTCCATCTTCTTATCATAAAATCAAAATCAATATCTTTCACTGTTGCAATTTTTAGTTGTTCATCTCCTTCGAAAAAATATACGTTTATTGTTGTTTTTACAGTTGGTAAGCAAATGCATTCATCTATTGCAGATGTCAATGCTAAATAGCAGTTGTTTTTTAAATCTCCATTTGATTGAGATACAACTTTTATATTCCATTCTAATTGCTGTTTCTCTTCATTAAAAGTATAATCTATAATTTTATTATATAATATGTTATATGGACTTTCTTTTGCTTTTGCTATAAAATTATCTATTTGACTTTTAGTAATATTTTTATTTATAACTTTTTTGTTCTCTGCTCTTTCAGTAATATCAAATTCTGTCTCATTGTTAAATTCTTTATAGATGCATAAGTATTCATCTTCGTTAATAGGTATATATCTTTGCTTAAAATTAGTTCTTAGCATTGCTCCAAAACTATTTTGACTATCTACATAAGAATTTACCTCTATTACATTGTTAGAATCAACTCTAATATTCCATTCTTTCATTTTTGGAAATATTGCCGTAGACGGAGTTTTTAAGTTGTTTGTTATATCTTTTTTTACTGTTTCATACAATTCTTTTCTTATATTATTCGATAATTTTATTTCTTTACCTATTTTATTGCATTTTGTACTTGTATTAATTGATTGACCACTATTATTTATAAAAACTATTCCTAATACAATTAGAATTACTACAATAATTCCTACCCATAACTTCCAACTTTTCAATTTTTCCTTCATACATTATCCCCTCCTATTAAAAGAATAACATATATAAAATGTCGAAGTCTGTCGAAACTTGTCACATTGTTAAAAATCTTCTGCTCCTACTTCTTCTTCATCACTATTACTTACTTTGTTTAATTCTGCATATTCTTGCATAATTATAGGGATTTCGTCTGGATAATAATCTTCTAAAAATTCTCTTTTACTTATACCTATCTTTATGCAGATGGCAATTGTTTTTTGAAGCCAATTAGAGTTGTGATCTTGTTCAATATTGGCTTCATTTGGTCGAAAAAACTTTCTAGTTCATTTACTTTCCAAAACTCTTGTATAACATCTAGTAATTCTTTAGGTGTAAGTTGATTTTCCAATATATCTCTATCTACTTCCATTAATTTAGATAAAAATTCAAATGTAAAATTTGGTATAACTATAAGTAATCTTGTTATTAATGTCATAATATTTTCTATTGTAAACATTTCTGATAATTTAAAATCTTGTCCATTGTCAGACAACTCTTTTATAAAGTCCTCTGGCAAATCCTTTAAAGTCTGTAGAGCCTCAAAATATTTGCCACAAGGCTTTTTTTCAATCTCTACACCATGTATTCTTTTTACTTTTGGTAAACTTTTTGTTTCATTACTTTTTGTCATTTCATTTTCCTCCTAAATAAGTTAGGGAGAGTATTTCTACCCTCCGTTTTGTACTGGTTCTGTTGTTGGTACAGTAGGTATTGTATTTAACCAAGTTAGGTCACTTGAGCCTGTACTATCTTTATACACTCTGACTTTTGCATCAGATAATAAAGCTCTCTTATAGAATGTTCCACTTATTGTTAATGTTGCAACTTGTGTTCCATTGTCTTGAGTTTGTAAATCTTGTTTTACTTTTTTGAATTTAGCTCTATAATATCTAAACATTCTATAGTTTCCGTCTTTTCTTTTAGCTTTAAATGTCATTGCATAATCTTTACTTTGATTGTCTGGTCCCCAAGAATATTCTTTTGATTCTGCATCGTAATTTCCACCTTCAAAAATAGACATTAATTCTAAATCTGCTTCTGGAATTTCCAATTCAAAATCTTCTCCATCAAATATTTCTTCATCATCATATATTTCGTCGTCTGCATATATTGGATCATTTGATGTTTGAATATCTCTTGTTAATTTTTGTGCATAAGGTATATTTACAGCTTCTCCTACTTTATAATTTGTTTCTGTATTCTCTAATAATTCAAATACTTTAATTCCACTTAAACCTCTTAAAGCTTTTTTTGGCATGATTAGCGCCCTCCTTTATAAAATTTCTTCTTTTTCAAAACGCATTGTTTTGTGATATATTTTTGTTTCCTGTTCAAATAAATCCATAGCTAATGTTCTTTCAAATTCTAAATCTTCCATTTTTTTATTTACTTCAATAGCTAATTTAGAGCATTTACTTGAACTTTTAGCCCATATATCTACTTGAATAGAAATATTACTGCTATATTCTTCGTCGTCTGCTTTGCTAGACATTGAATTATCCATTTCATAATAAGAAATAGCAGGTTTTTTGTCTAATTCACTCCACTTTTGTGGATAAAAATAAGAAATCTCAACATCTGAGATTTCTTCTAATTTTTTTAATATTTGTGGTTTCAAATTCTTCATTATTTACCACCTAGCTTTCTAATTTCTTGACTTACTGATTTAATTACTTCCTGTTCTACTTCTCCGGTATTCTTTGCGTGCAAATATGCAGGGGTTAAATATGGTTGTGCAGCTTGTCCTTTCCAGTCAGCTTTATAAGATATTCCGTTCAGGCCTATCTATATTGCTTTCTGTTCCTCTTTGACCTGTTCCAAATTCAACGTAAGGTGCGTGTCCAGCATTTGTAAAAACTTGTGCCTCTGCTCCTTCTTGTGTAGTTTGAGACTTAGTTTTTATAGAGTTTCTAAGTTGACCAGTTTTAACAGGTGCTAAATATTTAGCATTTTTTTGTATCTTCTTTGCTCCTCTTTCAAGCCCTTTTCTACAACTTTCTTTTGCATTTCCACCTAATTCAGATAGAGTTGCAAGTAATTCATCTAATCCTTCTATACTAGCCATATTATCCCTCCACTAAAAGAGTTATATGGCTGTCAGAAGGCACTAAACTTTTTATGGTATATTCTTTATTGTCATATATTAAAATATTGCCTATTTCGGCTTTTGTTTCGTTACAAGTAACTATTGCATTAGCTTCTATTTCTTTGCCATACTCTTGTTGTATGTATTCTCTTGTAGAAAATTGAAAATTACCTTTGAAACTATCTATTTTTTCTAGCTTTCCATTTCCAATTACAGAGCCTTCATCATCTTTTATTGTTCCAGATGTCCATATTTCCATCTCTTTGTCATAAAATTTATCAGCTATTGTTTGCTTGAATATTTCAGGTATTTGCATAATTACCACTCTACCTTTCTATATTTGACTAAAGTAGCCATATTTCTATCAAGAAACTCATCTACATTCTGTGACATAGAGTTTACTCCACCCACAACTTGAAAATTTACAGACTGTCCATTATCAGAAGCACTAGAAACTTGTTTTTTACCTTCTCCAACACCTTCTTTATTAAGATTATATTGTTCAATTAAAAACTCTTGTATAAGTGAATTTAGTCGTTCTGGTATAATTTCTATATGACATCTATCTAATATCTTGTCTGATATATTCTTTTCGCAGAACTTTAAGTAACTATCTAACTTATCATCCGTAATATTTAATATTTGTTTAACTTCTTTCACATTATCTATCATGTTTATACCTCAAAAGGAGCTATTTCTAGCTCCCTCTTTCTAATCAGCTTTAACAGTTAATGTTGTTGTTCCTGCTCTTTTGGCTTTATTGTCAGAATCTACTTCAACAACTATTATTTTTTGTCCTGCAGTTCCTGAAATTTCAGATGTTCCATCCCAATTTGTATATCCTGATGTACAAACATCACCATATTTTGGCATAGTTGGATTAGCAGCTACTTTATATTTGTAGCTATTTCCCTCTGCTTTGGCAGGTTCAACAGCAATTGATGTTTTTCCTGTTGTTGTTCCTTCTGCAGATGTTACAGTTAATTCTCCTAGAGAACCTTTTGGAACTACAGCACAGAAAGCTTCATCCTTAATTGGTAAATATGCTAATCTCATTGTAGCTTTAATACCAATTAAATCTTGTTCTGCTAATGAAATTGGCTTTCCATCTTTATCTACAGTACCTTCTAAAGTAGCTTCTTTTAATATTTCATATTCTAAGCTATCTCTAATACCAACTAAAGATTTATCCCAATCTGCACCAACTAATTCAGCTTTAGTTTTATCCCAAGCTCCATTTCTTGAAAATTCTATTGGTTGTGAATATAGTTCTTTTCCATTTACTCCATCAACAAATAATTGATTTCCATTTCCATCTCTTAATTTTCTTAAAGAGTTTTTAATACCGATTTTTGCTGCAAAACCATTTACATCATAACCAGCATCTTCAACTGTTGCCATTGCATCAGCAACATCTAAATCTAGTTTTCCTTCTCCGTTTGTTCCTATTTCTATTTTATTTCCTGCTTTTTCAACGCATTTCATAATATTTCTTTCAAATGGTGAGTTTGTTCCAAATATAGCTGCAGCATCTATAGCTTTATAAAATGCTTCTGCTATACTTTCTTTTAATTCACTAAATACATCTATTGTTGTATCATTTAGTTTTTCTTTTGTTACTGGTATAATAACTGCTAGTTTTTTAGCCTTTAATTCTGGATAAATCCAACCAGCTTTAGAAGTTTTTATTCTTTCTCCTTCTCCTACCCAATATGCTCCAGCTCCTTCTGTCATTACTGGTATTTTTTTAGTATCACTTTCCATTTGAGATACTTTAGATAATCTTAATATGCTAGAACCTCTAGCTACATCTTTCATTATTTCTGTTGCTTGTTCTACAGGTACAAAACCTTGTAGCTCATCTTTTAAATAACCCATTTTTCATTCCTCCTATTCTTTTTTTGGTAAAATAAAAAGACATATAAAATGTCTTAAATTTTTCTTGCTTGATTTTCTTTAATTATTCCAACAAAATCTGTTGCACCACTATTACCTTTATTTTCTCCGCCATTTGGAGTATAGTGATATGCCCCACCTTGTTGTTCTGTTTCTCCAAATAAATCTTTATAAGTTTCCTTATTAGACTTCATTTGTTCTTCTATTCCAGAAACTACATTTTCTCCCTTTTCATCTAATATTATCTTAGATAAATCAAATTTTGAAATAAGTAATTCTGGGTGTTTTGCTTTTTCAGCATATAATGCATCTTTTATTGCAATTTCTTTTAACATTTTGGCTTTTTCTGCCTTGCCTGTTGCCTCTAAATCAGCAATTTTTGTTTCATAATCACTAACTTTTTGTTGCAAATCTGCATTATCTCCATTATTTTTCTTTAAATCTGCTATTGTTGTATTTGCAGTATCTAAAGATGTTTTTGTATTGTCTAAATCTGTTTTTAGTTGGTCATATTTTGCTTTCGCAATAAATTCTCCACCATTTACATTAGCAATACTTATTTTTTTGTCCTTATCGACTTTCTCGTTATAAGAACTTACTTTGTTTTTGACTTGATTAAACAAGTCTTCTCCTAAAATTTCTTTTAAGAACTCCATAATTTTCTCCTTTTCCGTTGCTATTTCTGCAACTTAAATAAATTTGCTTTTTCAAGCATAAAAATAAGCCGTATTTCTACGACTTTGTTTGGTATAGGCTGTAAGGTTTGCATCCTCCATTCAACTTGCTCTGAAACACAAGCACCTATTTATAATTTAAAAATATTAATAATTAATTAATTTTTTCTTGTATCATATCAGGCGATATAACAGTCATTTCATAAGTTGTATATCCTTCTGTCATATCTATGCTTGATACTTTTCCACTTATCGTTACTACGCAGCCATTTTTTAGCTTTACTTTGTCACCAGCCTCATACATTTATTTTTCCTCCTTACATAACAATTTTTCTAAATCTTTATCATTGTTATCTTCTACTATTTCCCACTCACCACATTTTGAACTATCTTCTAATGAACATGGTTTTATTGCAGAATACAAGTAATCCTCTCCACTATCGTCTATTATTCTTAACATATAATCTTCTATTCCTATTACATCATATATTTTTCCATTTGTAAGTCCTTCTACGCCAAAACTCACACCTATATATTTTACTTTCATTTTAGTTTCTTCCCTTTCAATTTAAAATCATATTTGCCATACATGTTATGTTCTACCCAATGTATGTCAAATACATACTTGTCACTTTCTATTTTTCCTGCTTTTTTCGTCCATTCTTGTGCTTTTCCGCCATATTCTCTGGCATATCTACTAGCACTTCTGAATACTGTTTGTGTTCCATCTCCCGCAATAATATGTACATTAGATATTATACTACTTTTGGGGATAAAATTCAATTCATTATTCTCGTTGTAAAAGCCTAACTGTTTATCTAGTATACTGTCTTCGGTGACTTTTGTTCTTGGTAAATTAGAGTCAATATAATATTTTTTATATTTTTCTGGAATATACTTCATTGACCACTCTTCATAATTCATATCTTGAGATACAAGCATAGTATTACCATTTTCATCTTTTGCCCTTCTTTGTAATCCTTCTGCTATGTCATCATCAAACACTGCTACTGTTGTACAACGGTCGTTCGGATGTATTGGTGGATAATTCTTACCGTGGTTGTCTATCTTTTAAATTAAATACTTTATTATCTAACTCTGCACAATGTTTACAAGTCACATTATCTAGAGTTGCTATAAATCTATATTTTTCTATGTCTAATTCTTCATAAGATAACATTTCCGCTTCGTTTGCAAAATGATTTACTTCTGTTCTTACTAATGTAGTAGCATTATATAAACCAACATTCATAAAATTAGATAATTCAGAGGCAATTTTTTGTATTGTTTTTCCTGACATTGTGTCTGCTGTCAACTGTGTTTTTAGATAATTTCCTAATTTTTCGCTATTATTCCATATTCTTTGAGAAAAATTCGCATTATCAGTCCATTTTTCACTCAATAATAGATTTATTGTTCTATTATCTATTTGAGAAAAATTAAAACCTAATCCAGTCGCTTTTTGAATATTATATATATTGTGATAATATCCTTCTTTTATTGTATCTACATATCTAATTTTAGTTATTTCTTGTTCTAGATCTGCTAATTTTTTTAACTCTAAATCTATACTTTCTTGCAATTGCTCATATCTTGATATGCGAAAAGAATAAGCAGATGAGTTATATTTTAATAACATCTTCTGCTTAATATCTTCATTTTTTATGTTATTATTTATTGTAGTTAATAAATTTTTTCTATATGTATCTGTTTCTTTTTTGTTTAACAACTGATTTAAGACTTTTTTATCAAGCACATCTGATTTACTATAATTTTTATATATTTTACTAATTTCTTTATTTATATTTTTAGTAGCTTGCTCATATGACTCTATTAACCCTTTTATAGTATTCTCTGTACCTTTTTCTAGTCTTTTCATTAACTCTGTTTGTCTTTTTTCCCAATAATCTAGAGGTTTTCTAGCCATTCAATCACCTCTATTCTTGATTTCCTTCATTGTTGTGATTATCTTGGAATCCTCCTGCATTTCCAAATATTTCTTGTTGTCTTTTTTGTGCTTCTTCCTTTTGTTGTTTTAATTTTTTCATTTCTTCTTCTGGGTCTTCTACCCAAGGATGATTTTTTACTATGCTTTCATCTGATATTGTGTCTTTACTCTCAGCCGCTATCTGTGCATTTTCTAAATCATTGCTTATCATATTTCTCGTCCATATTTGTGTTATAGTCTTTGTTTTCCAATCTGCAATTTTTAAGGATTTCATTATTGCTCTTACTAATTTAGCAAAACCTTTTTCAAATTCTATCTGTGTTAGCCCAGCTTTTAACTCTAGCTTTCGATAAAAGAACTTTAATGCTACACCACTTGCATTTCCATAGCTTTCAGTATCTTGTTGTAAGGCCTGTCCACTTTCATATATTTGCTTCTTTAATATTTCTAATATACTATTTCTAGCTTCAACAGGTATTTCAATAGATAGTGTTTTTAAACCTCCACTCGTTTTTCCATCTGCTCCTGTTTCCGTTTTAATTGTTTTATATCTCTTTAAATCCCCAAGAAACTCTTTTAGATTTTCTCCACCATAGTTTTCAAGGATGTATATAAGTTGTTGTATATCTTCTAAGTCATTTGCATATCCACTCATTACTTTGTCATAAATATCAATTAGGTCACTATATTTCTTTAAGTCACTTATCATATTACGGTTATTCTTAAATTCAATGAATGGTACTTCTTCTAAGTCATGTTCAAATTCTTGGTATTCTGCTGACAAATATGTAAGCCCTGTTCCTGATAGATTTCCTCTAAATTTATATTGTTCGCAATGCTTATCATCCCAATATTCAAACATTACAAATTCTTTAATTGCTCCTGTTTCTGTCTCTTCTAAAATAGGGTAATATCTATAAAACCCTATTAATTTCTTCTTTAATTTTCCATCAAATATTGGTAAACATTGCTCTGTTTCAACAACTGAATATAAAAACTGTCCATCTTCTATCCAGTAATGTAACCAAGCTACCTTATTATTTGTAGCATTAGTACAAAGATATGCACTTTCACTCTTAAAGTCGTCTCCTAATGTTTCTTTTATTTTCTCGTTTACTTCTTTATCTCCAACATCAAATAAAACTGGGTTTGTAAACATATATGCTGTTTTTTCATCTGTTATAAGTTGATGAAAGTTATGTGAAACTCTATTATCTGCATTTCTCATTGGATCACTTTCACTTGGTAATACACCTTTTGCTTTTATAATATTGTCATTTTCATAGTATTTCTTTTCTAATTCAATCATTCTTCTACGTTTTGCATCATTTTGAATTATCTTTTTAATTTTGTTAATATTTAACATCTCATTACCTCTACTTTAATATTGATAATCCGCCTTGTTTTGGCTCATATAAAGAAAGAACTAATGCATCTCCGTCTATCTGGAGAAGTTAGTCCTCTTTTTTTCATTTCTTCTTTTCTTTCTAATTCTATTTTTCCATCACTATTTATTCTATATTTTCTATTGCTTAATTGTGTGATTTGTTTATCATCATATATAAGCTCTATTTCGTGTCTTCTTAATTTTTCTCTTAATAATCCCCACATTAAGCCAGTAGAATTACTAAACTCAACTGGTTCTTCTTGTTTATTCTTTCCACCTGCTCCACCAAAATGACACTCATACAATTTAACAGTAGTCCAATTTTTTTGTTGTTTTATTTCTTTTAATCTGTCATATACTCCAACTCCTAAACCATCACAGTCTATCTTTATATGAATTGGTATTCCTATATGTTGAACTCTTAATCTTTCAACTAATTGCACTATTGTGCCCGTAACTTGCATTGTATCGTTATGATGTAGTACAGTAAATGGTTGTTGATGTCGTTTATCAAATAATATATTTATTATTGTTTCATCATCACCATATCTTGCAACATCGACACCTATATCAATCCTATTTATTGGATATGCTCTATTGGATGCTTTTACACTACAATCTTCTACCCAGTCAAGTTGTATAAAACTATCTGGCATTGCTTTTGGAAATTCTCCAGCAACACGAACCCTATATACATCACTATCTAACCCATACATATCTATAATCATTTGTATGTATTCTTTTGAAACTCTTTTTGAGTTTTCACCTGATACTTTAAATGTTTTATATATACTTCTGTTTTTATTATGACTATCAAAAAAGAACCCACTTAATTGAGTTGGGTTTCCACACATAATTAATTTTGCATCAGGTGTTGTTAATGAACCTAAAACAGGTTCAAATGTTACATCTTTTACTCCGTGACGCTTCATCTATAATATATAGTATGTGTTCTGCGTGAAATCCTTGCAATGCATCTGGTTGTGTTGCTGTTCTTGGCACTGCGAACCAGTTTTCTGGATTAGACTTCATATATAGTTTTTCTTGTGTCCATTCGATTTCTGTTTTTAATGTAGGATTTAACCATTTTGCAACTTCTGCCCATAAAATATCGTGCAATTGGTGTTTTGTTGGTGCTGTACAAGGTATTTTAGGAAATGGTCTTGTACACATGAACCAAATAATAAGCCAGCTTTGTAATGCTGACTTTCCTATACCATGTCCACTTCTTACAGATGTTAATTGATTTTCTGCTACACTATTCAGTATTTCTGCTTGTATTTCATCAGGTTCTGCTCCAATTATATCTTTTACAAATTCAACTGGTCTATCTTTATAATATAATATTGCTTCTGTTGTTAGCATTACTTATCACCTGCCTTGTTTTCATATGCTTTTTGTATTGTTTCAGCAAGTGATTGTCCGTTACTGTTCTCTGATTCTTTATCTAATCCTTTAGCTAATCTTTGCCCTTTTTGCGATTTTTCTAATATATCAACCATCTTTTTTAATTTATCGTAATCTGGCATTCCTAAATACATATATTCAGATGGATTTTTGAAACTACCTTCTAATACATCAAGAAAACTATCATATAGTTTTAAATGTCTTGTGTTTATATCTACTTCTTTTTCTATTTCTTTTTCAGTAACTTTTTCTATTATTTTTGTCGCTTTTTTGTCTTCTTTTTGTCTTTTTTTGTCTTTCCATCCTGATGTATGCTTTCTCGTTGTTCCATTATTAATTATTCCTTTATCTTTTAAGAAGCTACTTACTGATTTATAATCACTTAGTATGTATTCTTTTTCTAACTGCTTCCAGTCATACTTTGCCACCTCGCTCACCTACTTAATATAACTTTCCCTATTATGTTTATTTTATCTATAAAAAAAGAACTTATAATGTATAAGTTCCTATAATTCAATTTTATTATGATATTTTTCCCATGCTTTTCTTAATGTCTCTATATTTTTTTTGACACATTTAAGCACAGCTGTAATTTCTTTTTCATTCATGTTTGTTTTCGATAAAATTTTATAGTCGACAAGTGAAATTGAAACTTCTTTATCTTTATATGTAACATGACAGTGCTCTATATTGTGCCCTTGTTCTTTTGTTCTAACTTCAATAACAATTCCTTCTTTATTAACAATTTTTGCATATTTGAAAGGAATTTCAAAAGCAATCATAAGTTGAGTTTTTATTGATTCCAATTCTTTTTCTTCCATATTTTATTCCTCCTTTATAAGGATTTTATCATACTTTTCCCAAAAATTGTCAAATTCTAACTTAAATAACTATTTTTTTATTTATTCTCTGCGTAGCATTCCATTAATTTTTATTTCCTTTAAAATACTCATCTACTATCTCATTTATAAAATCATTACTACTTACAACTACTTCGCATACATCTTCATAGCTGAATGTTTTATCGTCGTTTTGATTATGTCCGTATTCATATAGCCAAACATGTGTTAGTTCGTGTTTCAATGTCTTTATTATATTAGCTTGGTC